AATACAATCTATTTTCATCTAATACAGCGGCCATCATCATTGTATCTACAATGATTCCATTTATTTTTACCCCATATGATCGTAACCAACATACGTCATACATTGCATTATGAAATATTTTAGTACATGGTAAAGCACAAATATCTTTTACCCATTTCATGACAGCTTCTTTTGCAAAGAAGTTACCTTGTTCATGACCAAAAGAATAATATCCGGACCAGCCTTCTACTGCAACAGCTACACCAATTATTTCACCATCACCTCTTACAGAACCTGAACCCATCTTTTTTAGGTTTGGATCTTTTGTTTCTAAGTCGATAGCTATATATTTATAACTACTTAAATCTTTAAACTCTTCTGGAGAGTTCCATATTTCTTCGTTAAATAAATTCTCCATAATCTCTTTCCAAAATCATTTCTAAATAATGAATTGCTTTTTTAATGTCGTATTGTTTACCTTTCCTAGAGTGTCTACAAATATACTTAATAGCATTCCCCTCGGCAAAAAGCAATTTATTTTGATTTATAAACTCAGCTGGCTGAATTTTAAAATCTTGATAGTGATTTCCTTGAACCTGTTTGTCCAATGATTTATATGACATAGCCTGTACCCTCCTCTGATTGTAGTAAATAAAGTTTTTGTTTAGTTCTTGTTACACCTACAAAAAATAATCTGTGTTCATTATCTGGTGACTTTTCAAACTCACCTTCAATAAAATTACTTTGATATTCATCTGCACCAAAGTCTGTATATAAAACTACATTATCTGATTCTTTTCCTTTTGATCCATGTAGTGTCATAATTTTAATATCAGCTTCTTTCATTAGATCGTGATTATTTTGTATCAGATGTTTCATAAAAGTTTTTGTATCTTCATCAAAATCAAGATATTCCCAACTACCTTCAACGAGTAAACCATGGTTTTGTTTTAATTCTTCTAACGTTACAGAATATAAACTGTCTAAACTTTTGCCACTTGCAAAACCTCTTTTCAGATGTCCTAGTTTTACTTTTAAAAAAGAATACATGATCTTAACATCTTTGACATCAATGCTTGCTCCGTTGTTAAGTCTTTTCCACGTTGAATATGCTATCATAGAATTTTTATCTAAATACTTATCACCTGTGAATTCATATCTTAATCCTTTCATGTACAAATGATCTCTTGCTTTCTCACAAAGTTTGTTGGTTCTACCAAGTATCATCCATTTACCTGTCGAAAAGTCTATATTTTCCAACGATATTTCGTAGTTGACTTCACCTTCCTCGTCTCTCGGTTCCCAATTCTTTTCTCTACGTTTACCAATTCTATCTAATATACTCAAAGCTACTCGATGCACGCTCCTCGGTACTCGTCTCGATTTTATTTGTTCATCGATAGTTCCTTCTAAATTTATAAATGTAGATGCATCTGCACCTTGAAAACCATAAATAGTTTGATCATCGTCTCCAGCAATATATGATCTTGTAGCTAGTTTCTCTAGTTCAAAGAACATATCCCATTGCAATGCATTTAGATCTTGAGCTTCATCTAAAAACACAACATCAAAAAAACTATCTTTACTTTTTATTTTATCAGTAAACAAACCTATCATGTCATAAAATTCTATGATGCCAGTATCTTTTTTATATTGAGTTAATGCTTCATCTATTTTTTCTGCTATTTTTATATCTTCCCAACCTGCTAAACCTTTTTGTATTGCAGCTTCATTAAGAGATATTTTTTTATTTTTAGCATAATCTCTTACAGTTAATATTGGATCTTTAAATCTAGTTTTACCTGTAATTGGATCAATACTCATTTCAGTATTTAATCTATTTGCAATTGGTTCATAAAGTTTGAATTGATTCCATTGACTATTACCTTTTAATAATTTTGCATTTACATCTATGTTTAATTCTCTTACACCCAATGCATGCATAGTTCCTATGTAACCAAGTCTTTCTTTTGAAAACAATTCTTCAAATCTTTCTGTTGCTTCTTCTGCAGCTGATTTACTAAAAGTAATATAACAAATCTTTTTAGGATCGGTTTTATTTTCTTTTATTTCTTTGGACATATAGTGATTTAATAATCTATATGTTTTACCGGTGCCTGGTGGTCCAGGTATTACTGTTCTATTTTTCTTTTCCATGATGGCTCCTGACTTTCATATTGTGCTTTCTCTGGTTCTACAGAAAGAATCTTTAACATCTTAAAACAACGAACGGTCTTACCGTTTACTTTTGTATATTCTTCTGTAACATTTAATAAGGTCTGTAATTTTTGTACTACTACATGTTTTGGATATCTTTTATCTGGCCATTTGTTTTTTAGTAAATGTCTCCAGAAATCTTTCATTTTAAAATAACTGTAAATATCATCAGTATATGCAACACCTCTTTGAATATCATTTATATCTTTACCTCTGACTTTATTTGTAAAATCTTCCATGTATTCTCTCAACTGATTATCAACTTTAAGGTCTTCTGTAGCTTTAGTATCTGTTTCTAATTTTTCTTCTAAAAGTTTTATTAACATCTTACGCCATATAATTTTTGACATAGGCATTTGTGGTTTACCTATTTGTTCCATACAGGCCATTGAAAATTTATCTGGATCATGAAGAACCGCAGTGTCAGTAATTACTGTCTGTCCATCGATGTCACAGAAAAATAATGGTGGATCAGAATTATATTTTCTAATTTGAGAAATAGTTTGAACAGGTGCACCATCACCTACACCAAACTTTCTAGTTACACAAAGTTTAGAATTACAAAAAGATACTAACGGTTCATCTTTACATTTATAAAAATAATCTTTGTTGTCTAATGAGTCTTGAGTCTTTACAAGTTCTGATGCATTGATTGGTGGTTTAAAATATTTTATATTGTAGTGATTCATTTTCTTTTTCCAAAGATCATCTTCAGAAAATCTTTTCTTTAGATATACACCTACATTGTACATAGTTTCATTTCTAATACCCTCACCAACACCTTCTGATAAAAGGGTTACTAAACATGGTGGCATTTCATAGAAATCATCTTCTTCTTTTTCTTTAAGTTCTAATTTATTGAATTGATCAACTGTTAAAACATTTTTATCATAATGTTTAAAAAACTTTTCAATATCCAACATTGCATTACCGTCACTATCGAATGCATATCTAACTGTATTTTTTAAGTTATGATAAGGTAGATTTAAAAAACTACCAACATCTCCACGCTCTACATTTATCTTTTCTTGTTTTGGAAATATCTCTGCTCTTGCATGACCAATAGCTGCTGCATATGTTTTTAGTTTATCTCTCATCATAACTGCAGGGACTGGTTCTTTTGTAAATAAAAATAAATGTGCACCACCAGATTTTGATCTAAATACTGTAAGCGGTATCTTTTTCTTTTTTAAATCTTGTACTATTTGTTTGTGGTCTAAAGGATATACATCCCAATCAATACAACCCCATATACAAGTATTATCTCTACGTATTGGAATTATACCTAATGCAGGGTCTGTACCTTTTAAATGATCTTCCCACATTTTATCTGTAGGTGGTTCTGATATTGTTTTAGATTTTGTAATACTCTTACCTTTACCAGATACCTCACCTGTTTTACGTGTTTCACCACGGGCTATATCTAAGCCTTCAAATATATTTTTAAATGTTTTTAATACGTCTGTCATATCCTGTCTGTCTTTGCATGGGCGCCTTTAGTCTCCCGTAGGCGCCCACTATTCACACTATTTACCGGCGAATGAGTTGTGAAACTTTTTCGCTCTTTCGTAGAGTGATGCGTTATCAACCATGGCACCTCTTACGACATTGAAGCCGTACCATTGGTTTCCTTTACCACTGTTAAGTACAGAAGACAGGACGTATTTATGACTGTAAGTAGCAGGAGTGAAAGGACCATTTTTGCCTTCAAGTGTAATTGAAGCCATCATTGAATTCCATTTTCTACTCACTTTACCTTGAGAAGAACTCATAGAGATCAAAGCAGGTTCTGTAATATCACCATCTACAATCAGAACAAAATGTTGACCGACTGTGAGAATGTAGTTTCCATTCTCGAGACGATCTTTTCCGCCTGAATCTTTGGTAGTCTTACTAAGAATGTCCGAACTCGCATCAAAGATGTTTTCCGGTCTACCTGAACCTGTACCAAAATCTGCCCACTCTTGATATTCAAGTTTGTAATAGCAGGGTACAACCTCTATTCCTTTTCCACCATCGTAGACTTTTTTAGTCACGGTGTTTAAAAACATACCTGGTTCTGCACCTTCAACGTAATTTTGATTACGCTTCTGAGCTTCTCCAGATCCGTTTTGTAAAAGTTTTAGAATTGGTAAAGCCAGATTTTCTGTCTTCACGTTTTCTAAACCTTGTGCTGCATCTGCTTCAAACAAAATATCTGAAGGCAGATTATCTTTTTTTATAGTCACTTGTTTCTCGTTACTAGTTTCCATGTTATCTCCTTTTTATTTTTGTACTGTTACCCGAGTAGATTTTAAAAACGTCAGAAGGCATCTCAAGATTATTCTCAAGACGCTCTCTGACTAGCGCTTTCAGGGTCACAGCATGAACTGTCTCGCGCTGAATAGGTTCAAAACCTTGACCCTTTGCAAGTTCTGCATATTGCAGAGCCTTGTTATCTTCGTCCCGACCAAAGGTAACAGTGATATCATTTTTGATAATATCACCTAGGCCGTTTTCTCGAAGCCATTTAAAAGCTTTTGATCTTCTATCAAAGAAATCAGAATCATTCTCTCCTCTTCCTTGTGATATTGATGCATAGTAAAATGGTTTTACTTCTACTGACTCACCATCTTTAAGCTTTAATTTTGTAATATTCATTTCTTGCATCATCTTAGGTATTTCTACTTCAGACAATACTTTTGCTTTTTCTTTTAATTTTGAAATACTATTTTCTGCATTAGAAATTTCGTCTTCAATATTTTTTAATTCAATAACTTTATTAGACAGAGAAGCTGCGGCATCAATTTGACTTACAGATTCTAGTCTATCATCTTCATAATTAATCGTCATACAATTCCTTTCGTAAATTGTATATAATCCTAGACTTTTCTTTTGTCAATACTATTTTTTAAATAAATCTATTTCTATTGGGTAGTAAGTTTTTTCTTGTCTATCCCACTTTAAAAATTTAAACTTTCCATTCGTCATATCAGAAACAACTGCACAAATAACACCAATAGTTGCGGGGTCACCAGATAATAAAAGGTAGTCTTCAGATGTAAAGTCTTTTAGAAGCGTTCTAAGTTTTTGAATTAATGGACCAGGTGAAAGTATCATTTGAGAATACATAGGTAATAGAGTTTGAATGTCTCCATACTTTGCTGCACCCATAACATTATATTTAGGTTTACCTGTTTCTTTATCTATAGGTATTTCTTGAGTTAAGTATACTTTCGCCATTGACTTTATTTCTTTTGCATATATATTTATCACTTAGAAAGAAAAAGTAAATAGTTATGTTCTACAAATTTAAAACTAAGCCTTTTGCGCATCAGCTCAAAGCCTTAGAAATGTCTTGGGATAAAGAAGTATATGCGTATTTTATGGAAATGGGTACGGGTAAATCAAAAGTATTAATTGATAATGTATCTATGCTTTATGACAAAGGCAATATAAATGGTCTGCTTTTGATTGCACCTAAAGGTGTATATAAAAACTGGTACGACTCTGAAATTCCTACACACATGGCTGATCACATTGAAAAGAAAACAGTTCTTTGGACTGCATCACACACTAAACCAAAACTAAAAGAACTAAATACTTTGTTTGAAACAGGAACTGACTTGCATATTTTAATTATGAACGTAGAAGCCTTTTCTACTAAAAAAGGTTTAGACTTTGCAGATAAATTTTTATCTTCTCACAAATCAATGATTGCTATTGATGAAGCTACAACTATAAAAAATCCATCTGCTAAAAGAACTAAAAATATTTTGAAGATTGCAAAAGATTCTAAATACAGAAGAATACTTACAGGTTCACCTATTACAAAATCACCGTTAGATCTATATTCTCAGTGTGAGTTTTTAGATACAAATCTTTTAGGTCATCATTCTTTTTATACATTTAGAGCAAGATACGCTGTAATGCGTAATATGAATCTAGGTGCCAGAACAGTTCAAGTTGTAGTTGGATATAGAAATCTTGGTGAGCTTTCTGATAAACTTAAACCTTTTTCTTATAGAGTTTTAAAAGAAGATTGTTTGGACCTACCTAAAAAGACCTGGATGAAACGTACAGTCTCTTTAACCCCTGAACAAGAGAAGGTTTATAAAGAAATGAAACAAACGGCACTAGCACATTTAGATGGCAAAGTTTTGACTACCAATACAGTATTGACTCAGCTTATGCGTTTACATCAAA